AGGATTACAAAAAGCTGTATTGCGAACCCGTAATCAGCGCTATTGTCGAGACATGCGTCGTCATGTCCGTGAGTGCCCCTCTGCCCGTGGAAGCAGAGCGCTACGATGTGAGGGTCATGGACAGGCATCACAGGTTGTTTCAGGCACTGATGGTTCTCAAAGCGCGGAATATCGACATTGTCAATCCCAAGATCGGCTTTACAACGTTTCAGGCCGAGGGAGAGTGTGCATTCAGCCAGCCCATGGCGGTGCATCCATGAAGCTCGTTGTAACCTTAGAAGCCAAAACAATTGAAGCTATCAGGCATGGTTTGCGATATTGCCTTCGCGAGGTCGAGACAGAACTAGCGCTTGACGGCGAAGATGATGGTGGGATGTGTGGGCATGAGGTCACGCCTAACGGCGATGTCGTGAAGTTTGACATTGGCATGGAGGCAGGGCAGTTATGAATGACTTTGCTCGCGCCCTCTTCAACCTTCGTAACGCAGTGACAAATGCGTTTGAGCACTCATTTTTGTGCCGTATTATTCGCGATGCTCTTGACTGGATAACAGAGACTGACTTCCGTATACTCATGGCAAAGATCGTGGTCTGCGTCTTAGCTGTTTGCTGTGGCGCATTGTTCATTGCTTCTCTTGTTCTTGTTTTCAAGTAACACTGAATACAATCAATACCGACTTCCAAGCCGCTCCCAAAACGGGGCGGCTTTTTCTATGCCCGGAGTGACCATGCAATACAAGCGCCCAATCCGACCCCAAGCCGCCGCGCTGAGACTACCTGTCAAACCCGAGACTTACGAGCAGATAGTCAAGAGCCACCGAACAAAGCGGTTACTCTGGGACAAGAGAGCAGTTGGCCGCATCGACAGGATTCTGCGCACTGCCGCGAAGGATACGTTGCTCAAGCTCAAAGAGATAGCGGGCACGGGCAGTATCAGTGAGATTCACAAGGCCGCGCTGCTCAATAGCCTGATGAGCACACTGGATACGCTGCAGGCCGACTATGCCACGCTAAACGAGCTTCATCTATTAGGCGCTGGGCAGATAGCGTGTGACCGGGAAGCTGCGATTGCGGGCAAACTATTCACCGAGGCCGATCTTGAAGATGCGACACGGGGATTGCGCCCGGAGTTTACGAAGTCTGCCACCCTCACAAACGTTGGCACCGTCGAAGTGACTTTCGGGCAAGTTGCAGAGTCGGCTGTCAATATCGCATTCCAGCGAATACACGATGATGGGCTCAGTATGGCCGAACGGCTGTGGAAGCTCGACTCAGAGACGCGCCGCGTTGTAGGCGACAAGGTTGTGCAGGCTATTGCCCAGGGCACTTCAGCGCGTGACCTCGCGAAGGACCTGCGGGGCTATCTCACCGACTCTGGCAAGGGCAATGCTCGCTACAACTCCATGCGGCTTGCAGTGACGGAGATCAACAATGTTCACCGGGAGGCACACATACAGAGTTGCCTGGACGCGAACGGGAACGTGAAGGAATTCATCAGCGGGGTTGGCTGGCGGTTATCGAATACGCATCCAGAGCCGGATGTATGCGACGTATACGCTTCACAGGATCTCTACGGGCTTGGACGCGGGAACTACCCGCCCGGCAATGTGCCGGTTGATCACCCTCACGGCAGATGCAATACGACCACCCTGCTCGTATCTGAGCCGGACATGCAGTTCGTCACCAAAGAGCCGGAACCGGACAAGGTCCCTCCCGCACAACTCAAACGATATGGAATCGAGGCAGAGCCATGAAGATAAGATGGAACCCTTTCGCGATCAAGGCTGATGCAACGCCACATGCCGACTCCCGCTATGAGTTCAAAGCTGCTGCGGGGGGCGTTGTCGACCTACTGATCTACGGGAGGATATGGCCGACATCCTATGACGACACAATGGTCGGTGCCGACAAGATCGCGCGAGACCTTGCCTCGGTGCCGCAAGCCACCGCGATCAACGTGCGCATCAACTCCGGCGGCGGCGACATGTTCGGCGGTAACGCGATCTACAACACACTGAAGAACCACGCGGCCCCTGTCACTGTCTATATCGACGGCCTCGCTGCTTCCGCTGCGTCGATCATTGCTATGGCGGGTGATACAGTCATCATGCCTCGAAACGCGCTGATGATGATTCACAATCCGTCAGTAGATGTCGAAGGCGATGCTGCCGCGCTGGAGAGCACTGCGGAGGCGCTCAGGAAGATAACTACAGCGTTCGCTACGGCCTACCAGGACAAGACTGGCCTGGATGAGGCAGTGGTGCTCGATATGATGACAGCAGAGACCTGGCTCACACCTGCCGAGGCAGTCGAAAAGGGCTTCGCGGATAAGATCGACGACCGCACTGCGGTCAGCGTCAGTGCCGAGGGATCTTCTTTGACCGTGAACGGTTTGGCACTGGAAGCCAAGGGCTTCAAAAACGTTCCCCAAGCGCTCCTTGCGAGCGCTACACACATACCGACCCCGAAACCGGGGCAGGAGGATACCATGAAGATCAAAGAGCTTTTCGCCGCTCTGCGTCGCCGTTTCGGGGCCGACAAGAATCCTACCGTTAATGCGGAACTGGATAAAATTGAAGGTCAGATCGCCGACGACGCCACTGCCGAGGAAGTCGCAACTCGAATCGCTGCGACATTCCAGGGCGCTCTTGACGCCGCGCAGGCGCTCACGGCCCCACTCGTCACCGCTGGCATTGCCGATGCCGACGCCGTCAAGGCGTTGCTCACGCAGGCTGAGGCGGGCAAGGCTTACAGAGCCGACCTGATAACCAAGGTTCTTGCCGAAGGCGTTCGCGCCAAGGGCGACAAGTTCGATGGGGACCGCTATCAGCGCTTGCTCGATGCGTCCAACCTTGACGACATCAAGGCTCTGCACGCTGAGTTCGAGGAAGAGGCGAAAGCGAGGCTCGGTTCGGGTGGCAGGCAGACTCAAGCTAGCGACCCGAATGCAAAGGCCGAGGGCGCGGGCGACAAGGATATCGAAGCCGAGGCAAAGCCGGAAGCGGTTGAGGCATACCTCAAGCGCACCGCCAGAGCCTAAGCGCCGACGACTCTCTTCGTAGTGTTTGATTTGTGCAGCCGATAGGCTGAGAAAGGTTAGGGTTCGCAATGCCCAGACAGGAAACTGTAGACTACGACAACCGGGCTGAGTATCTGGCGGCAGCGCCAGAGAAGCTCGGCACGGTCACTCTCGATGAGGACCTGTTCACTCGTGACGCGGATGGCAAGGTCATTATCCAGCCGGGAACGGTAATGGCTAAGCCGACTGCCTCCGATCTTTGGGGGCCGTATGGCTCTGGCGCTACGGATGGCAGGGAGGTTGCAACTGATAACGTGCTGATCTGCCACGACTACGTCGTGCTCGACGATGGCGAGACCGAAAAAGACGCCGAGGTCGCTGTCCTGCTTCGCGGAATCGCCAAAGGCAGCAAGGTCATTCTTGAGGATGGCACCGCGATCAGCGCGGCACTCAAGACTGCTCTGCGCTCGCAGATCTGTGACGTTCTCTTCGAGGTCGGCACCTAAGCAACCTCATACAACCAATCCATATTGACGCTCTAAGGCCCGCTTAATCGCGGGCCTTTTTCTTTACCTACGAAAGCGAGGTATGACCATGCTTCCCGCGATCCTGAATCAGCAATTCCTTACCGGGGTGGTTCGCGCCTACCCTGCGGAGGCTTTCATTGGGCAGGAGTTCCTGCCGATGCAGGCAGTTCCCGGCATGGAAACCATGTGGGACATCATCATGATGGATGCCAAGATGGCTCCATTCGTTGCGATCGACGGCGAGTCTGAACTTGCCGACAAGGCCGATGTCCAGCGGTGCTTCAGCGAGCTCGCTGACATTCGCATCAAGGAGGCGCTCAACGAGACTGATCTCCTCTCGCTGAGAATGCCGGGCGAACCGGACGTTGTCACGGGCCTCCTTGCCACCCAGCGCTCCACGTCTGAGCAGAAGATACGCCAGACCATGGACCGCATGGCCGCGCGTGTCTGGGCTCGTGTTGAGTGGGCTCGCTGGCAGGCGCTCTCCACGGGTGCGGTTGCCTACACGTCGAAGAAAGTCAACTTCAGCGTTGACTACAGCGTGCCGAGCAATCAGAAAGTTTCGCTTGTCGGAACTACACAGTGGTCGGACACAACCAACGCCGACCCGATCAGCGACATCAACGACTGGGTCGAGCTCATCCTCGCATCTTCTGGTCGCGTCGCTACCCGGATGGTCGTTGGAATGAACGTCCCCGGCTATCTCGTCAACAACGCGAAGATTCGCGACTTGCTGAAATCCCAGGGCGTCATAACGAGTCTCATCAACACCAAGACAGTGCTGAGCGCTCTTGGCAGCATCCTGGGCCTGACGATCACTCGGTATGCCACGAAATACCAGAACGACGCCGGAGTGTCGACCTACTTCCTGGACGCCGACACCGTCGTTATGATGGCTGACCCGGTCCAGTCCGATGGTGAGAGCCTGGGCGATGTGGCGACCGGCCCTGCGAAGGCCAACGACTGGGACACCGGGCTCTACGCCTGGGTTACAGAAGAGACCGACCCCTGGGTGACGTTCGCGGGCGCGGGCATTCACGCGTTCCCGAGACTCAGACATCCGAACTGGCTGGTCTGCGCTGACACATGCGGTGGCGCGGGCTAGCCCCACACCGAATAATGAGTTACTTCTGGGGATCGGTTCGCGCCGGTCCCCATTTTGTTGGAGGACCATAGTGAAAATCTACAGAGCGAATCGAGCAATTAAGCACGGCGCACCGGACGGCAGTGTCGTGAAGTATGCCCCTGGCGCGGAGGTTCCCGCTGAATTGGCGCGGACCATACCGGCACTTGTAGACATGATCGAGATCGAGGGTGTCGAGCGTGTTGGCACGGGTGATGGTGAGCAAGGGGAAGTTTCACTCTCACGAATGAACCTTGCGGCATTGCAGGAGATCGCGACGTCACTCGGCATCGATCTTGGCGAGAAGACTCGCAAGGAACTGATCGTTGAGATCAAAGCTGCTCAGCAGCTAAAGACCGAGGCTTAATAATGTCAGTGCTTGAACGCGGGGCTCTAATAACTCAGATTAGGCGCGAGATCAGGGACGAAAGCAGCACAGCCTACGTGTTCACCGCCATAGAGCTGAACACGAAGCTGAACAACGCTCTTCGTGCCTACTCCAAGATCATTCCGCGCGAAATCAAAGGCACGCTGTCACTCGTGGCAGACCAGGCCGATTACTCCGCGCCGGAAGATCTGCGTGCGGTTATCCAGATTATAGTAGGCTCAACCGAGTATGCCTGCTCCGAGATATTCGGCGGGTTGATGACACTCACGCCGGTACCGTCTGCGAATGGAGCCGCAACGTTCAAGTATCTGGCTGGCCACACGCTACCCACAACGGATACCGGCGCGGGCTCTACCAGCACATACGACCCGATAGACGAGCCTCTGATTGTCAAACACGTCGTTGGCCAGTGCTGGGAAACCCTAGCAGGCGACGGCGCGAAATACTACGACTATACCGAGGGTGATGTTCGCGAGAATCGCGGCAAGACGCAGGAGCAATTCCGCAAGGAAGCCGATCGATTGTATGCCGAGTTCGCTGCGGGCTGTGCTGAATCTCAGGCAGCCCGCGAAGCCTTGAAGCCGGTTTCAGCGCGAACAATGGTCGGCGTTGTTTCTCGCAAAAAGCCAACCACGAGCAAGACGATCTACAAGAGCTACTCATCATGATCACTAAGCCCAACGAAGTCAGCATAGCAGTTAAGCGCGTTACCTCGCGCGTGTCCGATGGCGCTGGTGGCTACACACTAACCGAAACCGCCATTACAGGCTCTCCGTTTCTGGGGAGGCTCGTGCGCAAGGCCACAGCTTCATCAGAGGGGCTGCAGCAGGCAGAACAAGGCGATATCCTGCGCGACAAGGTCGTGCTCGTCTTTCCGGCTGGCAGCGATATTCGGGCGGGTGACACCTGCACGGTCAGCAGTGTCGAGTATACCGTTCAATTGGCGAGGTCATACAGCCGATCTGTGCAGGCTGATGTGTTGGCGGTGGTCTGATGCTCAAGGGGCTAGATCAGGTCCAGCAGAACCTCGACCGCTACTACACTGGCGCACTTCGCCGCGCGGCCACAGCAATGGAAGAGATAGCCGCCATTCTGGAGGGCTATGCGAAGTCCAGCCACCCCTGGACAGAGGACACCGGCAACACAGCCAAATCGATACGCGGCTTCATCTCGGAAGTAACGCCCAAGATCATTCGGGTCACGCTCAGTGCCGGGATGGAGTATGACGTGTTCCTTGAACTCGCACGCGAAGGCAAGTGGGCCTGGCTTTGGCCTGCTATCGAGGCGAATCTCGACACGATCAAGCGGAAGTTGGAGGGCATCAGGCAATGAGCGAGTTCACGAAAACCGCAATCTACACGAAGCTCACTGGTGATGCCACGCTCGCCACTTTGCTTGGCCATGACGAGAACGCGAAGCCCGCTGTGTTCAACGCGAACATGAATCAGAAGCAGCAGTCAACGACGGGCTGGACATACCCGTGCATCACGGTTCGAGAGGACGAGGGCAGTGTCGATCAACGCTTCGTAAGCGGCACTGTCGAAGCTGAATATTTCGACATCGAAGCGTGGTGGCCCAACGATTCCGCATTGACCGGCGCACGCATCCTCGCTCGCATCGACGCGCTACTGCACAACGCTACACTCACGCTCTCAACGGGCGTTTGTTACAACTGTGTCCGGGTGTCCAAGACGCCGGACCTCTATGACGACAAACTCAAGGTTCACTTCGGGCTGTATCGATACAGGCTCGTCGTGGGCCACTAACCAGGAGGGACCTCAAAATGGCCGAAATTGGCAACGTTATCTTCTCTAAGGCTGTGCTCTTCATCGACCCCGAGGGGGAGAATATCGAGCTTGCCGAACTACAGAATGTCTCAATCGAGACGCGCGACACGCTCAAGCAGGCGATGGGCAAAGGGGTTTTTGCCGTCGCGAACCGGATCGCTGAGCGCAAGTGCACTGTGAGGGCACAGTGGCTTCGCGTCCAGGCTCAGGGCATCGCGAAGCTCAACGGCGGCACGGTGTCTTATGCCGACAACAAGACCACCATCAGTGTCACGTCTGGCTCTGTGCCGACCTCGTTCAAAATGTCGCTGAAGAACCCGAGCGACGGCAGCGAAGTAGAGATCACGCTCTACAGTGTTCTGCCGCTCAACTTCAGCTTCCCGATGGCTCTAAAAGAGTTCACTATGCCCTCTGCCGAGTTCGAGATTTCCCAGGACGACGCAGGCAAGGTCTACGACATGATCCTGCCCGGCTACCAGTCGGTCAACTGATCTGCCACCGCCAGAGGGCAGCCACCGAACGGGTCCGCGAATCGCTCGCGCGGACCCGTTCGCACATTACTGGGAGGTGAATATCACGGGCAAACAAACAGAAGCTGAGTATCATGGAGCGTTTTGGTCGGGCACCGGCTACGCTGAAGCGGCCCGGAATGCGGTTCTAGCACTGACACGAGCGGGCGTCAAGGTTAAGGCCGACCCCGGAGGGTTCGCAGAGACAACTATCAGGTGTCAAAATGGCACGATTGAATGCCGAAGAAAACTGCCGAACGCGGCACTAGCGTTCCCGTTTGAGCTGCGGGAGTTGCTGAATCGGCTGTGCCGAACGCGGTTGTCTGAGTCGGCGCCGCTGATCGTGCATGCCCCGAGCATGCGGTATTCCGAGTTCATCGAAGATGGTCGTAAGACCATTGGTTACACTGCGTGGGAAACCGCGCGAATGGCTCAATCTTGGGTCGATGGCTGCAATCTGGTAGATGAGATTTGGGTTCCGAGCTTCTTCAATGTCGATGCGCTGCGAGCATCCGGCGTGACAAAGCCTGTCTACGTCGTTCCTCACGCTATCGACACCGAGCGATTCAAGCCAACCCCGCTGCGACTGAACAACACATTCACATTCGTGTCGGTCTTCCGCTGGGGCCTGCGTAAGGGCTGGCCGGAGCTATTCACGGCTTACGAGCGAGCGTTCACCGCCGATGACCCGGTCACGCTGCGAATCCTCACCAACTATCGATCAGACGAGTATCAGCGCGAGGCTAGACGGATCGTTGAGCACTTCAGCAGGCCCGGAATGCCGCGCGTCGAGATTCTGCCCCTCGAGTACGTCGGCTATGACTTCATTCCTTTGATCTACCAGAATGCCGACGTGTTCGTTCTGCCTTCGAGGGGAGAGGGGTTCTGCCTGCCGTGCGCTGAGGCTATGGCTTGCGGCCTGCCTGCGATAGTTACAAATGCAACCGCGTTCAGAGACTATGTGAGCGAGGCCAACGGCTACCCGGTCCAGTATCGGGATGTGACAGCAGAAGACGCCACTGACCCTGACCGTGACGCTACGACCTGGTGCGTGGCTGATATCGACGATCTTGCTCGGCAGATGCGCCGGGCTTACGAGAACACCGACGAGCGAACAAAGAAAGGCGAGCGGGCGCGTGCAGACATCGAAGCCAAGTTCGGATTCGGGCACGTAGCCAAACTGATGAGCGAAAGGATAGTGGCTAATGGCGGCTAAGCAACTCACCCAATGCGAGGTATCCTTGCGGGATGTTGAGCCCGTGAAGACATTCATCGCCGATATTGGCGAG